GCGTGGGCCGGCGTATAGACGGCCTTGCCGGAGGCGTCAAAGACAGAGTAGCCCGGATTCTTGTCAGCACATTGCTTCGCATTGGCAAGCACCTTGTAGGCGCCCTTTTGCGTCGCGATGTCCTTCCAGGTCTTGCGGACCCGGTAGAGCTCCGGAACGGCGTTCGTCGGTTCGGAAGTCGAGCCGCCGAGCTGCGCCGTGACCTTTGCGGACAGTTCACTCATGCGGGCGAACATCCAATCGCCAGGGCAACTCTTCGAGGCAAACCACCGATGGACGGTCAGCAGCATTTCGTCGGCTGCGGGATTGTAGGCCAGTGCCTGATCCTTGTCGCTGATCCAGATGAGCTTGGCCTTGCCGTTCCTCTGGCAGATATCAACGCAGAGCCGGATCAGCGTCTGATAGACCACATCCCGGAATGCATAGGGCTCTTTGGTGTCGGAGGCGCACTCGATGGTGACGGCTCTCTGGTCGTTGGCATTGCTGGAGGAACACCAGCTGCGGTTTTTCTCCTCCACATACAAGCCGATCCTGCCGTCCTTATCGATGCCGTAGTTGCTGGACGCTTTCGTCGATTTCTGGTAGAACCACTCGCCGAGGCCTTCAGCGGTACACTGCCCTACCACGCAATGAGGCGTGATGCGGTCAATGGCCTTCGTCCTCGTCCCGGAGTGATTCGGGCTCAGTTTGGTGTATGCCACCAGGGGGCTGTTGCTCATGATCATTCCTCCTGTTTCAGCTGATAGACGGCGCTCTCGATCAGAGCGTCAAGCTTAGCGGCATCCACAGTGACGCCATGGGATTCCAGCCATTCCATGACATATTCCTTCTTCGCCTCGCCCCGGCCGGAGCCGTTGAAGATCTGCTCCGCAGCCGCGACGGCGATCTTGACCAGCGCGAGGATCGTGGCCTGCTGCTCGTTGGTGGTCTTGCTCCGGATGTACGGGATGACCACGGCGGTGATGATGGCGGCGATCAGAGCAATGACCGCCTCGATAATGGGAGTGATGTTCATGTTCGTCCTCCTCAGAGAAAATCATGTTTCTGCAGGCGCTCATCATATACCCGGCCGATGTGACCGATGGCATGGATGGCGCGGTTGTTCTTGTACTCCGGATGTGTCTGGCAGTAGTCCTCATAGAAGTCGATCTCCGCCAGAATCTCGATGAAGTCCTCCTCCGTGTGAGGGATGTCCCGGAGCAGCTCGTTATTGAATTGCAGGATGCGCTGACGGTGACTGTCCGCGTTCCGTTCATCGTCCATCCGGATATGCTCGTCCAGGGCTTCCCGCGTGTCCTTCTGGCCCTTCTTCACATCGTCGAGCTCATGGAGCACGTCGGTGTTGATGGCCTTTCCGAGCCACTTGGCAATGGCCGACCACGGATTGATTTTGATGGGGGCGATCTGGATCACCGTCATCAGGAGCAAGAGCAGCCCGCCCCCATTCAACAGAATCTCTTTTAGGCTCATTTTTTCTCCTTACATCAAAAGAGCAACCGCCGAAACGGTTGCTCTCTGCATCATGTGTTTTTTCAGTTTTGACTGCGCCGGACGAGAACGAAGTCCTCCAGCACCTTTCGCCGCAGCTCCTCGCAGTCGGCGTGTTTCATCAGGCCGAGGTATGAGGTTATGACCTGCTGGCAGTATTCAAGGGGAAGCTCCCCGGTTGAGTAGTGTTCCATGACATAGGCCAGATGGCGCTTCATCTGGAGGGACGTGCTTTTCCTGAGCTCGATCCTGTCCGGTGTGACTATCCTCCCGACGAACTCCACGCGGTGCCCGACCGGGACCACGGCCGTCTTGTTGTTCAGCTGCAGCCCGAAGTGCTCCCGGAGGTAGTTGTCCGTTTCCCCGATGATGTCCCATGCCTGGTCTTTCGATTCGCAGAGGAACGGCATATCGTCCATGTACCGCTCATAGAACGGGACGCGGAGCTCCCGCTTGATGAAGTGATCCACGGGCGTCAGCACGACGTTGGCGGTCATCTGACTGATCAGACTGCCGACCTGCATTCCGATTCCCGCTATCCGCTCTGCTGTGGTGACGTCGGTGCAGTAGAGCGGCAGGCCGAAGGGCCTACCGTCGCAGCGGATCGCCGTCTCCAGAAACCACATCATGTCCGGGTCATTCAGAGGCCGGCCAAGCTCACGGAGCTGTACTTCAATCGGAATCCGGAAGAAGAACTTGGCCACGTCCATTTTGCCGACGTACCAGCCCTTGCCCTCCACCATCTTCATCCAGTGCTGCAGCTGCGTCACTGCTTTCAGCGTTCCCCGGCCGGGGATGCTCCCGTATGAATGCTCATAAAAGGAGCGGGAGTAAATCGGCCAGAGCACCTTATAGGCGGCGCAGTTTACCACCCGGTCATAGAACGGAAGCGCGTGGATCAGCCTCAGCTTCGGGAAGTATTCATAGAAGGGATAGAGCTGCCCCGGCTCGTACATCTTCCATTGGAGCCGGTTTACTGCGTCGATGAGGTTTTCTTCGAGGTGGGCGGAGTAGTCCAGCACTGCCGCCTTGTACCGCTTCTGACGGCGGGCAAGGAGGTAGCCGTCGTACAGGTTATCGAAGGTTGCGAACTGCTCGAAAACATGCGAGTGCTTTTCCATACCGCCCAGTCTCCCCGAAGGCCGTTCCTTACAGGCGCCGTGCCCGGAGGCCGGAACGCCGGTGTCTCGGCATATCATTTTCCTGCCATTGCTGACCGAGGAAACAGGCCCCTTTATCATCGTTGCGCTGGCGCATACCCGTGAGCATGACACATCTGGCCGGACGATGAAGCGGCGCGGAAGCCCCTGTTCGTGTTCGTGTCGGTGCGGCCGTTGTTGCCGTTGAACGAGGCGAAGCCGTAGGAGTTGGACGAGTTGTAGTTGCCACCACGGTTGAAAGAGCGCATCCGGCCTGTTCCCTATGATGAGGATTTCTGGCCGTTGACAGCTTTCAGCCAGCCCCCGATCATCTTTCCGATCTCCACCAGCTTGTCGGACCATACCCCGTAGGTGTGGACGGAGATATAGTGCAGATCGCAGGAGAGCCGAATGTAGACCATGAGCTTTTCGTTGGCCACGTCCATCTCCTGCAAGGTGGATTTCTTGAAGTATTTTTTCTTCGCCTCGATGCACCGCTCCAAGAGGATATCCATCTGCTTCTTGATGTCGGCGACCAAGGTGAACTTTTCGCTTTTCGGGAACTGAGCCGTAATCGGGTAGGCGTAGAGCATCATGTCATAGATTTTCTGCTGGATTTTCAGATCTTCTGCCATGATGCCGCCCTCGCTCCCGAAAAGTAGATTGATTATACTCGACGGGAGCGAGGTATGCGGGCGTTCGGTAGAAAATAACGGAATACGTTATGCTGAAAAAATTAGCGCGACCGCGCTTCGCGCGGTGAGAGGACGGAGGCCCCGCTACCGCGGGGCCGTCAGGTCACAGTCAGGCAGAGGGCAGATTCACAAAAGCGGCGCGGAAGCCCCTGTCCGTGCCCGCGTCGGCGCGGCCGCTGTTGCCGTGGAACGAGGCGAAGCCGTAGGAGAGGGACGAGCTGTAGTAGCCACCACGGTGGAAAGAGCGCTCAGACTGGCCGTTGTTGATATAGCATCTGCTATAGGTGGTGATCAGAGAGCTGGCACGCGGCAGCAGGCCCAGAGCGCGGAGCACCGTCTTTGCGGCGTCGCTGATGTTGGCAGTGCAGGTGATGTCCTTGAACAGACAATAGACACCGCTGTCGGCCTGATTGCTGATGGTGGTGTCATACTGAATCTTGCTGGACACATAATCGCACTTGATGGAGCCGGTGGTCGTGCCGGAGCCGTTGGGAGTGATCAGGCTACCGTCAGACGCATCAATGGCCATCCAGGTCGTAGCGGCGGCGGTCTGCGCGTTCGCGCTGTCGGCGGCGTTGTTGTTGACCAGGACCTGCAGCTCACCGTACACGGTGCGGATGCCGCCCGTCCACTCGAAGCCGTTGCCGCAGAGATCAGCGATTCCGGAGGGCGTCTGATCGTGATACCAGGTCAGAGGACCGGTGCCACCTGCGGTATGCAGCGTATTGCCGGAGCCGTCCTTCGTCATGGGGATGGCCTTGTAGTTGGTCTCAGTGTGCCACTTGCCGTAGGCGCAGTTGCCCAGAGGGATGAAGCCGTTGTTCTCGCACCAGTTGATCAGCGCGCCCCACTCCATGGCGGTCATCAGGTGCCACCCGGTGCCCTTGTTCGCGCAGTATTCAAGAGCCTTGTCAAAGGTCATGTTGTTGCCATAATCCTGGCCAGGCAGAGAATAGCCGCGATTGTTCTTGACGATGTTCATGTACTTGGAGATATAGATCGCATCGACCTCCTGCCCGTTCACGATGAACGCGGGGAAGGTGGCGGTGCTGGCGCCAAGCCCCACTTCGGCAAAGGTGAACTTCGGGATCTTCACCATGACGGAGGGCATGCCCTGATCGTCATAGAGGATCTCGTTGTTGGGGCAGACGGCTTTCAGAGCCAGGTTGGAAAGGTCAAAATTCGCAGGCATAGTTTTTTACTCCTTTCTCATTCAATGCTCCACAGAGAGAGCGTAACCTTGTCCATGTCCAGGGGAAGCGGGGTGACGGTCTGCTCCTCGCCTTCGCCCTCGGTCTCATACTCGATGGGCGGGATGTCGAGCTCGGCGACATAGGCGCGGCCGGCAGCGGCGCCGATCACCAGCTCACCGTTGTTGTCGAAGCATACATCGATGTGCTCGGGATCGTCCTTCTGCCGCTTCTGCAGATTGATGGTCAGGTCATCGTCAAAGCAAATCTTCTTGCCGATGACTTCATACGGGATTTTCGGCCCGACGTTTTTCTCTACGATGATCATTCTGTGAATCCTCCAATCACAATATAGTCCACAACGACAGAGCTTGCGCTGCCGGTGCAGTTGAGTTTGAAGCCGTTTACCAGCTTGTCAGATACTTCGATCTCGCCGGGGTTTCCGCTTGCGGATTTGATCTGGCAGATAACCGCGTATTCCGTATCCGGAAGCGGAGTATTGAGGGAGACCGACACCTTGCTGTTGTTGAACGGGAACTTCTCGGAATTGGTCAGTGTCACGGTTCCCGTCTGGTGGCTGACGCCGCGGTCATTCCAATTCTCTTCGTTCTGCCGGATGTAGTTCAGAAGCAGGCCGACAGAAATCTGCCGATCGAACAGGTCAGAATCGTCGTTGACAAAGATGATATCAGCAATCGCTTTGTCGGTGTACTTCTTCGACAGGAGATAGGTCAATACATCCACGGCCTACACCTCCCGCCAGACGTTATCGAGACCCAGCGCATAGATGTGCTGGTAGTCCTTGGTCCACGCCTTGCTGTCAACGTCTGCAACCTCGCCGTCGCTGTTCGGGACAGTCGTGGGCAGGTTGTTCTTGTCGGACGTGGAATCCATCTGGAACTCCCGATACGATGCGGACTTGCCGGGTCCGCCTTTGGTAACAGTCCTGATACTCATAGGTTTTCCTCCCTCCGTCAGAATGTGGCAGTCTGCGGAATGACCGCCCATGCAACGGTGACACTCGGCGCGCTCCCTGTGCAGGAGAGCTTGAAGCCGTTGGTGAGCTTGTCGCTGACCACGACCTCGCCCACGTTCCCAGAGAACGCCGTCACTTTGGTCTGGACCTCGTAATAGGCGTTGTCCAGCGTGGCGCCGATGCTCACGCTCTGCGCTGCGGAGTGGAACGGGAACTCCTCCGCATTCGTAAGAGTTGCGGTGCCGGCATAGACGGCGTTCACCTTGCCGAGCCATTTCAGGACATCATCCTGTGTCCAGCCGTTCTGACGTGCAAAGTTGAGCAGAAGCGCAGCGGCGGTGTGGGCATCAACAATACCGGATTCGATGTTGTTGAAGTGCGTCTGGTCCTGCGGTGTGCCCTGCTGCATGACCGTACCGGCCAGCGTGATCTTATACAGACCGCCGCCCTGGTCTTCGATGCGGAATACGCTGGAAGGGCTCGTTACATGATCGAGCCAGGTAGTCCAATCATACATAGCTTAAGATGCCACCTCCTTGATGTTGAAGTCGAACCAATACAGGATGCCGGTCTGTCCCGAATTGATCGTAATGGACACATCCTCGTGGGCGAACAACTCCCCGGCAGAGTTCCAGAGCTCCACACGGTTGACCGTCATGGAGCTGCCGCCGGAGTTGATGTTGAGCTGCGCCCTGACAACGCCGTTGCTGAGGATTGTCACGGAGCTGAGGTACACCTTCGTGTAGGTGCTGCCGACGCGGTACCGGGCATAGGCGATTCGCTTCTTCGTGAAGTTGCGGTAATCCGCAAGCCCTGCGGTGTCAAGCATTC